AGAACCATTTATGATAATATAATCTACACCTATTTCTTCACATAAGGCACGAGCTACAGTAGTCTTACCTGTGCCTGGTGTGCCTGATAATAATAGATTAGGTATTTCTTTTTTCTTAACAAACTCTAAGAAAGTACTTTTTAAATCTTCCGATAAAATACAATCTTCTATTCTTTTAGGTCGATACTTCTCAACCCATAAAAAATCTGACATAATATAAACTCCAAGTTAATCATTTTTCTCTTTTACTAATTCGTATTCACTTTCGTAACCACCTTTACGGTCTGAAACCCAATCATCATACCTATCACTATGGCCAATTTCACTTAGAAATTCCCAAAGCTTATATTCACCATCTGTTTCTGAAAAACATTTTTCAAAGTTTTCCATTGAACCAAAATATTTAATTATTTCTGATGGTAAAGGTAAATAAGTGAACTCACTCGTAACATTATGAAATTCCCTTGATATAACTTTAACAGGTGTTTCTTCTGATAGAACTGTGCCATCAAAAGACCTATTAACGCCAGCGGTTTTATCTTCCTCCTCTGGTGTCATTACAACAGGTTTATTCATATTAGAACTCCGAGTCTGGTTCTAATGCTATCCAGTATTGAACTGGTTTACTTCTGTTTATAAAATGACTTACTTTGGCTTTAGAAATTGCCACATCATAATCATCAGCAATAATTTTAAAGTTTTCAGATTTAAAATTAGCCATAAAAACTTTATCTATTTCACCGACCTTATTGAAATAACGGTGTGAAGATTTATTTTTTTTATCGTGTGCTAGTAAAGATATATTCTTACCATCACCTTGAACCGCTATATCTGGCAAATTCATTGTTACCGCTGCTTTTTGTAAAGCTGCTAAATCATTATTCTTTAATGTAAATGTTACTGTCTTATCAGGCATACTAATGCTTTTTAGAGGTGTAACAATAACTGATTTATCAGCAAAAGAATAATTAACTATTCTTCCTGTTTTCTGATCAGAAATAATGGCATAGTTGGCACCATTAATTTTAACAGCAGGATTTTCAAATAATTCTACTGCTCTTATAAATTCTGGTAAATTATATATACCAAATTCTGTATCAAATTTTTCTGTGATTGTTGCTTCTGCTAGAATGTTTTTCATAGCAGATATTGTATTTAACTTACTGCCTGGTTTAAAAAGAATATTCTCGTTAATCTCGCTAAAATTCTTTAATATGGCCAGTGTGTCTGTACTTAGGTTCATTTCACTTCTCCTTATCATAGTTTAATAATAATATAACATAATGTACTGCTTTAAGCAAGTCAGCACGATTATATCCGTTCTTCTTACCATACCTACACAAATACTTAATTGCATTGGCGTGGCAAAAATCTTTTCCAATATTTAGTGTTTTGAATAAATCTTGTACTTGAAAGCCGTCTTGGCCTGTTGAATAGTGTTGACCATAAGTTGATTTGATATAGTCAAGTATTTCTTTTACAATTTTATCTTCGTTGTACTTCATAATATTTGGAGCGGACAACTGGTACTGCCCCAATTTCTCTAACTTGGAAAGTTAGCATATTACTTTTATAATATGTCCGCAATTCCAAATGTAACACAAAAGGCCGAGATTGTCAACCAGTCCCGGCCTTTTATAAATGACATTATTATTTGATGTCAATTGTCTTTGGTTTTCTAGACTCAGGTACTATTTTTTCTAATGATACCTTTAATAGACCGTCTTTTAACTCGGCGCCTTTAACCTCTACGTCATCAGCGATGGTAAACGATCTCTCAAAATATCTTTTAGCAATACCTTTATAGATTGTATTACCATCAGAATCTTTTGATTCGTCTTTATCAGATTTCTTTGATCTGATTAATAACTGTCCGTCCTCATAGGATACTTCAATATCTTTTTTGTTGTATCCTGCAAGAGCCACTTCAATATCGTATTTGTTTTTTGAAGTTTCCACGATATTATATGGTGGATAGTTTACTGAAGGAACTCTTAATCCAAAGTCGTCATTTAACATTGATTCGAAGTGATCGAATACGTTATCAAACCCTATGGATAAAGGCCTTAGTTGATTGAATATGCTTAATTGATGTTTAGTCATTTTTATCTCCTTTTGTTAAGCAAGTTAAAATTGAAAGCCCACTATTGGCACTTTCAATATTATTTATAATATAAGTACGATTTTTGATATTTCAAGTGGTCAAAAATGTCGCACTTTAGTGGTAGTTTGTTTATCACGGAGTAAACTACCAAACACCGATTTGCTGATACTTTAAGTAGTATCAATCTTTTTAACGCCGACTAGGTCTTATGAATTGCCTAGTCTATAATATATATACAGGTTCAAGTATAACGTTAAAACTAATAACCTCTTATATCTCGTAACATCTTCTGTTTTTTTAAAAAGTTAGCTCGCATTTCTTTTGCTTTTCTAACTCTTTTTTCAGATGGTTTTTCGTAAGTCTGTTTCATTTTATACAGCCTCATAAAACCGTCTTTCAGAAGTTTCTTTTTAAGAATACGCATAGCCTTTTCGACATTGTTATTCCTAACTTCTATTTTTAATCCCAATTTATTTACCTCCTTTCGATGGAACTTTATGTAATTGAATTTCATAGTTATTCTGGTTATTAAAATAAGCATCACCGTGTATAATAGTAGACTCTTTAGAATGATTCTTACCAAAAGTAGAAAAGCTCATTTCACATTTGTTTGAACTTTTGTTTGCTGACCAATCTTTTTTTTCTAAATCGCTCATAACAACAAATTGTCTAAATGTTTTAGGATCGTATGTAACTAATAAAAATGTGTGAGGTACAATTCTTGTTGCACCTATACCAGCAAAAACTTTGGTTGAAGAACTGGTACCTTGATATTGACCTACTTTTACTTCGATTCTTTCAGGATGATATCCTTCTTTAGATAGACATTTAATTCTAATATCAGGTAATCCTACTTCCTCTCTAGGAGTGTAAGATTCAAATCCTTCTTCTTCTAGTACAATTGATAAAGCTGACATATAAGCATTAGATATAAATGTGCTAATAAATTGTTGTTCGTGTCCGTGTTGTTTATCTTGTATAATTTTTTTACCATTTATTGAAATGTTTAAAAACTGGTCTATCATACTATTAGCATACTTAATCAACTTTTTCTGTAATTTTGAGTTTTTAAAATATTTTGGCCAATTTTTTCTTTTTTTATCATATTTTAATTTTGATTTTTCTTTTATATCAAAAGCTTCACTATAAGCTTTAGCAACAGAATATTCGCCCGATTCAACTTTTGAAATTAAATCTAATCTTTTTTTAGAAAATATTTGATACATTTTTTTAAAATGTTCGGTAGAAAATTTACATTTTTCATTACACCATCTATTTCTATCTTGTGGAGAAAAATCTTTTCTTGTTTTTTGATAATGTAAATCATTAGCAACGTCATATTTTCTTAATATAACAGGCCAAGATGTTTGATTTCTTATTACTCCAGGTTCATTATAAGCATCTAACATCGCCATTTCATTTTCTGTATATGGAATATCTATATTTAAACGTTTTTCATCAAGAGTGTGATCTATTATTTCGCATTGTACTTTTGTTTTTGAAAGTTTTTCATCTTCATTACATTCCCACCATCTTCTATGACCAGAATAAATAAAATTATTCATATCTATTTTTATTATTTCTTTAGTAGGCGTACCTGTTTTTTTATACCATTCCATTAAAGATTTTTTTAAGGCTGCTCTATCATCATTTTTAAAATCATATAAAACTGAATTAAAAGGGTGTGGCTTTAAGTCTGTTATTTTTCTATAAACTATATTGGTTTTCATATTTTATTATTTTATATTAAGGTTAAATTTTATCACAGTTTGTTTTAATTGTCAACCAGATGGCCATTACTGGCCACCTGTGGACTAATATAAACGGATTTAGATAACGTCTTTCGACTCATCTTCCTCACCGTCATTGGAATTCGTTTCAGTTTGAGCGGCAACTTCTGCTTGTCTATTCGATTCAATAATCTGATCAGCAGTAGCACCAGCGTCAACTTTGGTGTATAAATCTACAAATGAAGTTTTAGTATCTTCATCAAATCTATTTGTACACATCTCAATTGCTTTAAGTTTGTTTTTAAAGATTGCGTAAGCTTGTACTATATGTACCAATCTTCTTGTTGAAATAATCTCATCAACACCGCCATCAAAATAAGTTTTTCTAATGACATCAGCCCAAGTAACAAGTTTACTTACATAGTCGGTATCTTTTTTACCAGCGGCTTCTAATGTGTTGTTTAGAATTTTTTCCTCGGTCTTAGCGTTTGGATATTTCTGTTCAAACGTAACTGGAAATCTTTCAAGGAAAGCTTCGTTAAGAATATTAGTGCCGATAAACTTACCATCTTCGGAACCTTGACCTTTCGTATTTGCTGTGGCAATTACGTTAAAGCCTTCTTTTGGTTTTACAAATTTGTTAATCTTTTTAACAAATACACCTGAGCCTTCTAAGATCGGTTGTAAACACATAATCTTATTTGAAGCAAGGTCGATCTCATCTAATAAAAGAAGAGCGCCTCTTTCCATCGCTTCAATAACTGGACCGTTTTGCCATACAGTTTGGCCATCTCTTAATCTATAACCACCAAGTAAGTCGTCCTCGTCTGTTTCAATTGTAACGTTAACTCTAATACATTCCTTTCTATTATCAGCACACGCTTGTAAAATAGACATAGTCTTACCGTTGCCAGAAAGACCTGTTACGAATACTGGATAGAATTTATTAGATTTAATAATTGATTTAATATCAGTATAGTTACCGAATGGCACGAATACTGGATCTTTTTTAGGTACTATATCACCTGTAAGAGAAGATACAATATAAGCAGCTTCTTTTTTAGTTTCAATAGTAGTATCGGTAGTTTTTACAACCGCCGTTTTTTTAATATCACCGTCAAGTGGTAATCTAAAGGTTGCTTTGTCAACCTTGTAATCTTTATTTTTGATTAACCATTGTGGAGCGTATTTACAACCAAATTTTTTATTGGCTTGTATCAACTCTTTTTTGGTCAATACATCTTTATTAAATAGGCCATATGCGTATTTAACAAATTCTCTTTGTTTATTGTTTAACATTATATATTAGTCCTCATTTGTTGTTTTATATGTACCATCCTAACATAATATTGTGTCAGAATTGTGTCATTTTTTAAAGAAAAAATCATTTAATATCAATAGGTTAAGCAATTTTTTCGATAAACTTGTTTAAAAGCACTCTGGAATATATACGATTCTTCATAGATTTAGTAAACATTCTTTTAATATTAGATGTTGATTCGTCAGCAGCTATATTACCTAATGTATAGTTTTCTACATTCATATCTTTAGCATTTACAACATAATATGAATCGTAACCAGGTCTTGATATTTCAATAACTTTATCTTTTAAAAATTGTTTTCTTAGTTTTTCAAAGTTTGGATTTACACCTTGATATTGGCCGTTTTTATAAGTTGAAGCAGGAACAAATTGCTCAAAGCTATTTTTGTTTACTCTTTTTGAAAGATAGAAACCGATAGTTGTAACATTGTATTTGTTTTTTATCATTTTTAATAAAGATGCTGTAAGCGACATTCTACTACCAGAAATTCTATCTAATTCTGAAAATGCGGTTGTATATCTTTTATTGCCATCTTTAATAACAGTTTGTGCTCTATAACCACGTAATTGTTTACTATGAGGTTTACTTGTATCAACATTATATTCTGCCATTTCACTATTAGCTTCACCATCAGTAAGAGTAATAAATGAAAGTTTTTCAACTTTATATTTTGATTGAAATAAAGGTATCAATTTATTACACATAACTAAAGCTTCGTTTAATGGTGTTGAAGTTAAATGATATTCTTGTGAAATAGGAATTACAAAACCTTGGTGGGTTCTTTCAAAAGTATATGAGTAATTTCTATTAAAGAAAAAAGCCATTTGATAAAGGTATTGTAATGATTCGTGTAATACTGTTTTTTTCAGTTTATGGCTGGCAACATTTACTAATACTGCTTTATCAGGACACATATCGCCGTTTTTCTTTTTAAAGGTTTCAATTTTATCTTTATTTTTATCGCTTAAATCTTTAAACAAATAAACTTCAAAAGGTATATTAATTTTTTGGCAGAACCATACTAAGTTACATAATTGATGAACCGTTTTTGTAATAATATCACACATAGAACCAGACCAGTCAAGTAATATAATCATACCGTGGTTTTTGCTGTTAGGTAATATAGTTAATCTTTTAAATATATCATCACTAAATTTATAATTTTTTAATTTAAGAGGGTCAATAACACCTGTTTTATCTACAGTTGCTCTCTTATAAGCAGTGGCTGCTTTTTTCATTTCAAATTCTTTAACAAGATACATTACAGTTTTTGAACTATCTTTTTTAAATTTTAAAAAGTCTTGTTTAATCCAGTTGTAAAATTTAACATATTCAG